TCATCCCAGTTCATCGAGCAGCGCACGGCAGCCCTCCTCGATATCGCGCCATGTGGCTTCAAATTCTCCGGTGTACCACGGGTCGGCTACATCTCCCGGCCGGCATGTGTGGTCAAGCAGACGCGACATTTTGCCGTCCGGGTCGCCGCCGCAAATGCGGCACATTCGCGTAATGTTGGAGCGATCCATGCCGATCAGCAGATCGTATTTTTCGTAATCCTGCGCGGTCATCTGCCGTGCCGCGTGCCCCTCGCATCGGATGCCGTGTGCAGCCAGAACCCGGCGCGCTGGCGGATAGACCGGATTGCCAAGCTCCTCCCGGCTCACCGCCGCCGATGAAACGGCAATCTCCCCTTCTTTGCCCGTCTGCTCGAGCATGTCTCGCAGAATGAACTCCGCCATAGGACTGCGGCAGATATTGCCGTGGCAGATAAACAGTATTTTTATCATCGTCTTATATCTCCATCGAAGTATCGTATTTCTTCTCAAATGCCCAATATTGCAGGTTTTTCGGTATTTTTCGGTTCCTGTGTTTCCGGGGTATCTTCTCAAATCTTCCCGTATTTTCTCGTGCTTTTCCCTGCAATATTGGTAAATTCGTTGGTAAATAAATGCTCTGTACCAACGGGATTAGGCTTCTGCTACTCGAAGCAGCTCTGCCTGTGCGTCATCAAACTGCACATGGGTGTAAACATTCAGCCGCTTTCTGTCTTGGGTTCCTGAATCACATACTGCATCTGCGATGTCCACTGAAGCTGATGGTCTACCTTGATACGCTTTTGGTCGAACTCAAGATCGGAAAAGGTCAGCCCACAGAACTCCGAGATACGCAATCCTGTATTGAAAAGAACATAGATCGCATCATAGTATCGGCAGAAATGCTTATCTTCCTTGATAAATTTCAGAAGCTCACGCTCCTGCTTTCGGGTAATTGCCGCCACGGGTAACGATATTGAAATCTCTCCTTTCAGAATAAGGAGAGCCAGACTTACTAGTCTTATTCTATCACACATCCGACTCTCCGTATAGCCATGCCATATGATTTCAGCAATTCGGTTTTCCATAAAATATTGCTTATACAGCCGTTGCCTGATCGAGATAGCGTTCAAATTTCTCACGCTTAATCAAGGCTCTGTTGCCATTTATCACATAGAAATCTCCATTCGGGTGTTCATCAATGAGCATAGGTTTCCTTGGCTCTGCTGATAAAGGACTTAATATCCTCAATGCTTTTGGCGTTGGCTATAGCAATCATCTCGGACATTTCGATAATCCAATGTCCCTGCATCTTGCGGTAAACATTGTCATCGTCAATTCGTTTCAGGTCATCGGAAAACCACTCGTCTTTGATTGCCAGCAGCCGGAAGAAGGTGGACTTTCCTGCGCCTTGTCCTCCGACCAGACAGAGCATGGTTTCAAACTTACTTCCCGGCTTGAATACCCGGCTGATTGCGCCCAACATGAACAGCCGCAGACATTCATAGGTGAACTCGCTTTCCTCCGCTCCAAGAAAATGGGGCAGGGCGCAGCGGATGCGCTCGGTGCCGTCCCATTCCAGACCGTTCAGATAGTCACGGATGGGATGGTACTTGTTGCAGTCAGCGACAATGGAGATTGCTTTCTGGATTTTCTTTTCGCTGGTCAGCGTGTACTGATCTTCCAGATAGAGCATCAGATAATTCAAATCCGTATCGTTCAAGGTCGTTGTCGGCTTGCTCCACCAGAGCGGCTTCACAATATCAATGCGCTCCGTCAGGATATTGTAGCGAATCGCTCCCTCCAGCTTCGGGTCATTCTGAAATACCGTCAGACAGTTTCGGATGCTGTTTTTGACAGCTCCGTTATCGGTCGAGTCCAGACTTCCTCTGACTTCCTCCACGGTCATGCTCGTCTGGGTGTTCTGCAAATCGTTGCTCAAGATTCATCACCTCTTTTCTTTGCTCGGCAACCAGAGCTTTCTTTTCATCGACTGTGCCGTACAGAAGAACATCCAGCAGATACTCGATATGGCTTTCTCTTTGCAGGGCTTCCACAAAAAGCGGATGCCATTCATCCTCCGGCTGCTGCGGTGCGTATTGCTGCTTCCATGTCCTGAGATGATGGAAGTAATCAGACAGCACCTTGTAGCATCTTCTCCCCGTTGGTACGCTCGTGCTTTTCGCAGTCGTGGCGATACTTCGCTGGGGGCATATCCCATTCGGACGGTCATTCAGTTTTCAAGGTGCATCGGTGACTTACAAGCACAATTTAGCGAAAAAAGATACTCTTTCCCGTATATCCAAAAGGTTGGAAAAGTGCGTAAAAATGCGTGGATTTCCACGCTTATAGAAATGGAGATGGAATATGCAACCGAAGCTCACTGTTCAGGAAAGATTGAAAGATCTGCGTGTCGTGGATTTTAAGTTAACGCTGAAAGAATTGGCGGGGCGCACCGGCCTGTCCCGTGCCGCACTTGGAAAATATGAAGCCGACGAAACAGCAAAAGACATCAGCCCCTTTGCGATTCTGACACTCGCCAAGTTCTATGGTGTGTCTACGGACTACCTGCTGGGTCTGACAGAAAATAAAAATCACCCAAACACAGAGCTGAACGCTCTGCATTTGAGTGATGATGCAATTACTGTATTAACTTCAACCACTGGTTGCTTTCTGAAATGATCTGCCACAAAGACTTTCATCGCATGATGCTAGATGCAGAAATTTATGTTGACCGCATTGCGGATATGCGGACCACCAACATGAATGCCGCTATGGAAGCTGTCCGGCAATCTGTGATTAAGAAAAAAGGAAACGAAAGTAATATTACGCTAATAATAAAACTGCATCTTCCATCTTGTACTGGGATGAAAATTGCAGCGGATTTTTGGGCTGGACTATTATCAAGAACAGAAAGTAATGATAGCGTATAATTAAGTTCGCAAAAGCAAACAGGAAATAGGCAAGCCATCAGGACTCCTGTAAAATGATAGTTGTCGAAAAAATCATGATGCAAAGGAGAGACCCTAATGGCTTACAAAAAGAATACCACAAATCTGACAGAATTGCTACTGCAATGTGTGACGCAGCCGGATTCGATGCTGAGTATGCTGGAATGGCTGTGCACAGAGCTGATGCGCGGGTCAAAGCTAAAAATGCTGGTGCCTCTGGCACTCATTTCTACGGCCTTGATACCGCGCGGTATCTCTGTGTCATACACTCGTATCGCCTTGCCGTAGGTATCCCGCACAAACCGGCTGATCTCCTTAGAGAAGTTCGTCCGGCTGCTGCCAGCCGAGCATCTCGGTCAGGTTCGCCTGGCTGTCTGCGTCAATGAGCAGGACACGTTTGCCCTGCCGCGTAAGTCCCGCACCCAGATGGTGTTTTCTCCTTAAAATTATAGATTTTCAGAACTTTTAATGGAACTAAAAAAATCCGGAAATGGCCTGTCCCATCAGGTTTTGTCATGCGGATTGTTTTTAGATGGTCGTACCATCTGCGGCCATATCTTCGAACAAATCGGTGATGGGGTCGCCCTTGGACTGGAAGGTTGCAGCCGACCACGGGATACCAGCGGCAGACTGCGGATAAATACCGGTTGTATGATCGACAAAGTAGGCATCGAAACCGCCTTCGCGGATTTGTTCCGGCGTAAGATTACGAGTAAGCTGATAAAGAATGCTAGAAATCATCTCCATGTGTGCAAGTTCACCCGTACATTAAAGTTATCCGTAAAAAACCACCGCCTAACGGCGGTGGTTTTCTCATATTTACTTAAAAGTCGGCAGCTTTTTCAAATTTTTAAGTCCACTCCAAGACGTTCCGCCGGATCTACCGGACGAGCCGCCCGACTTTTTCGAGCTTCCGGAGCTTTCCGCCGCCGCCCTGCCGCTTGCAATCGCACCAGCACTGGACGAGCCGCTGTAAAAGTAGTCGTTGCCCGAGCCGTACCCCGGGATATACTTCCGAGGATCTACAAAGTCGCCGTCCTTGACGACCTGAAAATCGAGGTGTGGGCCGGTTGAAATACCGGTCGAGCCGACCGCACCGATCTGCTGGCCGGCCGTGACTTCCTGGCCGACGCTCACGCCGTCAATCGAGCCGTCCTGCATATGATGGTACTTGGTAATGATACCGTTGCCATGGTCAACAGATACCGTATTGCCGTAACCGCCGTTGTAGCCCTTCGTAACCTCGACGATTTTACCCGGCATTGCCGCGCGGACAGCCGTGCCGAGAGGCGCAGCAATGTCAATCGCCTTGTGATTGGTAGAGGAGGATTTGCCGTTGCTCGTGGTGAAGGAAGAGCGTGAGCCGAAGCCGCTCGAAATAGTGCCGCCCTCGACCGGGTTCACAGCGTCAGACTTCGAAGATGAATACTTTGAAACATCCGTCGCACCCCACGGATTATTCTTTGAGGTCTTGCCGCCCTTCGCAGCCTGCCAAAGATAGCCGCGCTGCTTGTCCGTCAAGCCAGGGATGCACTTAACAGCCGCCTCGATCTCAGCAGATTTATAGCTGCCGTTCGCGTCGTAATCATTAGCCTTGAGCGCGACCTGGAACAGAGCGTAAATCTCTGGTTTGATCCCAGCCTCATTCGCCATGTATGCCTTTGCCTTCCAGCCTGTGAGATCCTTTCCGTCAGCGATAGCCTGCGTATACTCATTGCAGTATTCGCGCAGCGTCGTGCGGCCGTCGTCGTTGAGATCTTTGTAGAAAGCATTATCCTTGAGCCTTTTCTCCATATCGGAAACAGTAAACGGATTGCTCTTGTTGCTGTCAGTGTATGTGCTCATCAGCACGCCTTTCTGCTCATCAGAGAGGTTCGTATAGCTGTCGAGAATGCTTGCAATGTTCGAGGCATTATCCGCGCCCGTTCCCTTGAACTCCTTCTGATATTCAGCAAGGTCACCCTTGAACTTCACGTAATCAGAAGCATTGACGACACCCTTAACACTGTCGTTCCACTTCTCGCGGTCTGCTTTGCTCATCGCAGAAACGATGAAATAATCAGCAAAAGCGTTCACCTCCGGCTCAGAAACGTCCGGGTTAGAAGCATATTCGTTCAAAATGTTTGCAAGGAGTGTGTTGGTCGCATAGAGCTTGTTGTCGCCACCCTCAGTATAGTCAGCTGCATCAACAAGATTATCGCTGTTGGCCTGCTGAAGGATTTCGTCCCACTCAGCAAAAAGCTCGACAGAAATGCCGTGCTTCGCAGCTTCAATCGCATCACTCTGGCGCGACTCGCGGACCATCTGCGAAACCTTGAACGCCGTTTCCGAGGTATAGAAACCACTTTGTCCGCCGGAAATGAGATTTTTATCGAGAAATTCCTTCTGAACAGTTGAAAGATCATTATCGTTGAACAGCATCGCGCGAGCCTGGCCAGCCGAAACATCTCTGTTTTCATTGCTCTCAGAGATCGCGCGCATGGCCTTGATGGCGGCGAAAACCGCCTCGGAGTTGTCGAACGCGTTGCCGTTCTCGTCCCTGTGCCAGCTCATGCGCTCGCGCAGCGTGTCGAAGGCCTTGGTTTCCTTCGCGTTCAGCGTGTCGTAGCCGTTTTCCGCCCAGTCCTGTGCGGTTTTGAGGGAAGATTTGCCGAACAGCATCGCCTGCGCCCAGTCGCGCGGCGTCTGGCCGTAGACCGGGAACTGGAGTATCTTCTCGCCGTTCTTGTTGTACGAGTAGCTGCCGCCCGCAAACATAGTCGCCGCGCCCTCCACGGTTTTCTTCGCCTGCAGGCCGCCGAACGGCAGCAGAAAGCCATAAAGCGGCTTGCTCAGTTCCTTTTTCAGCGCCATACTGCGTGCTTCCTCGCCCTGTGCGGTCATGATGTTGTCAATGTTCGGGATAACGGACTGGATCGGCAGGCGGGAATTGCCCGCGCCGAATACCGCACCGAGCGGACCGGAAACAAACGGAACGTTGGATGCAATATCCTGCGCTGTTTTCTTTACGTTGTCCCATGCCGTTTCCGACTTTTCAGCACGGAAATCATCCTCATCAATGCCATCTCCCATCATTTCGCCCAGCAGATCAAAGATATTCGGCAGTGCGTAGCCGGTCACGCGGCCTACGAAGTCGTTCACCATCTCGATCGGGTCGAATGCGCCGCGCGAACCGGTTAGCTTTTCGCGTGCATCGTTGAACAGGTGGGACATAACGAATACCTGAAGCAACGCTGCCGCCGTGCCGGCCGCGATCTGCGCCTTGCTCTTGCCCTGTGCCCGCAGGTTGTGCGGAATATCGCCGAACAGGTGGTCATACTGGTTCATAACCTCCAGCTGAAACATGGTAAACGCCTTGATAAGCGGCGACTTGGACTCCATGATAACCGGCTTCGCGCCTTTAGCGCGGTCGCCGATCAGTCCCGCCGCCCAGCGGTCAGCCTCCCGCAGTGCCGCCTCGGTGCTCATATGGCGTTTTTCCACATTATCCAGATAGCGTGCGCGCACCATCACCTCGCTGGATAGATTGTCGATTGCGTTCATCGTCCATCCGGCCGCATCCGAGGCTTTCTGCAGTTTCGTCTTGATGACACGTTCGCTGCCCCGGCGATTGGTCAGGAAGTCCGAATCTTCATGGAACGCCGGATTTTTTTGGGCGAGGTCTGTGCCGTAATCCAGCATTGCACGCATCATGCTCGAATAACGCACCTCACCGGAACCCTGCGCCAGCGGAATAAAGTTAGAGATCGCGGTCGAGAGATTGCCGCCTACCATGTTTGCCGCAACCTTGCCCTCAACATCACTCATAGCGCGGTACAGGCCGCGTCCGAACATCTGTTCCGCGCTGCGGTCTGTGCGGGATTTCTTGCCCGCCAGAATGTTGGTGTACTCCGCGATCCAGCTCGGGAAACTCGGCAGCGTGCCGGAGTTGCGTTCCCAAATCTTGCTGATCTTCTGTTCCTTGTCCTCAATATTGATATCCGGGTCTTTGCGAATGGCTTCAATTTCCGCACGGCTGCCCTCGTCGCTGTATTTGCTGCGAATAGCGTCCTCCAGTACACGCAGGTTCTGAATATCATCCGTGTGGAAAATAGCGTTGCTCGCGCCGCTGATATAGTTATCCATCGCCTTAAATGCGTCAAACTCGGTGTTGATGCCCTCGCGCTGGTTGTAGAATCCGGCGTACTGTCTGCCCGGTCTGCGGTCTTCGGTTCGTCCCGCGATCTCGGTCGGCAACTCGTCCACCATGGTTTCCACGCCCACCTTACGCAGAATACGGTTGTACCACTTGCCTTCCTTGGTCGGTGTAAGGCTCGGGATGTATTTCTGTCGAAATTCCAGCGGCGCATAGCCGTTGCGCACACCGGCCTCGCTGACCTGCGGATGCATTTCGCTTGTCATTTCATACAGCTTCTGCATGGCACTCTCTGCCTGCTTGAAATGGATTTTGCTCTTGTTCTTCTTCACATAATCTGCAAGCTGCTTCTGCATAGCTTCGTTTTTCGGAGAGAGTTCTGCGCGGTTCTTCATGTGCATATACACGCTATCCTCGTGCGACAGACCCTCCATAATGCCTTTCAGCCTCTCACGCTGGGCATTCTCCCAGCGGACAGCCTCCGCGTCATGCTTGAGTACCGGTGCGAAATATGCCTGATAAATAGCCTCTGTTTCGGCGGTATCGCCCATCACCTTGCGCAGCACGCGCTCCGGCGTGCGGATCTGCAAACCGAGGTTGCCGCGTGAATCCTTCCAGTTGTCTGAATCCTTAATAAGTTCGGTTGCGCGTCTCAGGCGTGCATCATCAAGGCCGCGCTGAAATGCGTAATACGGCTGCATATCCTCGTTGTACTGCCGCATAGCGCGGGCGTAGGTCTCTACCAGTTCGTAGCGGTGGCTGTCCATCTCGGTTACAGGACCGCGTCCCGCCGCCATGCGTTCCGCATTTACCAGTTCGGCATCGCTCAAATGCCAGCCGTTGCGCAGGTTGGTTAAAAAGCGGCGTTCACTTTCCAGGCTGTTCACAAGGTCGATTGCAATATCCTCTTGCGTATGGTCAACGTAGCTGTCCGCGTCCGCAGCTGTCGCGCAGGTTGTTGCGCGTTCCAGCGCATGGCGGCTTGCCACGCGTTCCGCGCGCTCCCGTGCCTCATATACGCGCTGCATAATGTCGCGGCTCTTACCGTTGGTGATGCGGTCAAGGCGTTCCTGCTGTTCTGCCGCCGCCTGTTCCTCTCTTACCTGCCGTGCCCTCTCGCCCTCAGCCTTCGCTTTTGCTTCCATCATCGCCTGCTCCGGCGTCTTGCCGTACTGCATCGCCTCGGAGAGCGGAATATTTGTGTCGGAAGTGTTGCTATTTCCTGCATTCTGGCGTATACTGTTAGCAACAAGAGTATCATCAGCCACCAACTCCGGCAATTGGAGCCGGTTGTCCAGGAGCTGATTGATGCTCTTGTTTTCTTTTGTGTAAACAACATTTTCATTGTTTTCGCCCAATAATGCTGTTAAATTGCGTTTACCGTATGCGCTTGCAAGCGTATTTACATCATCTACAATGCCCCGCTTGTTCAAATGTACAGCCGCAATAACAGGGTTTCCGGATGTATCATTCCATTCCGTCAGTACAACAAGGCTGTTTTTCTGCGTTTTTGATTTCAGAACAGCGATAGGGTCGTTAAGCTGTTGTTGCAGCTGTTTGAGAGCAGGAATGCCGAGATTATGCTTTCCGCCCATGTATCCCTCAGGATATGCAATTTTTCGCGCAGCCTGCTGTGTCATTCGGAGCGGCAGATCATCCGCACCATATTGTTGTAAAACGTCCGGCGTGTTCCCGAGTTCAATCAAGCGGTTTACCGGAAGGCTTCCGTCAAAAGTACCGTCAATCTGGTTTCTGTAATTTTCTACAGTCTCCTTATCATACACCCCGCCGGTCTCGACCTGCCGCTCATCCGCGAAATGCTTCGCAAGCTGGCTTTGCAGAGCGCTTTCCTCTTCGGGTGTCCGATAGCTGCTTTCCGGGCGCTGTTCGGACTCCGTGTCGAGACGAGGCTTGACCTGACCGTCCTGCCATGCGTCAGCCTGACCGGTGCGCCGATTGAGGGATGCCGCCGCCTGTGCCCTCTGCGCAAGGCTCATGCGGCCGTTCGGGTCTGCATCATAAGCCGCAGACCGCTCCGCGCTCTCGGCCGCCTGCTGCCCCACAAAGTCCGCGATCGTCTGCGACATCTTTTCCCGTGCCGCGCTCACCGCCGCCTCGCGTCCTGCTCCTTCCGGCAGACTGCGTGCCGCGCGCAGCTGTGCATCTGCGTCCTGAAGGGAGCGCACGACGTCGCGCTCATAGGCGGTATCGTCATAAATGCCGCCCTCATTTCGCTGTGCGAGCTTCGCGCCGACAGTACCCGCCGTACCGAAGATCAGACCGCCGAACGCGCCGCCCGCAGCGCTCTGAGCGAGCTCTGCAAGGCTGAACTTCGCGTCCGGGTCTGCAGCGGCGAGATCAGAAACGTAGTTGAGGAAATACGAAACGCCCTCCTCGGTGGCCTCGGTGCCCATCTGCCGCAGGATGTTCTTTACCGCGTTCGCGCCGCCGGAGTGCAGGATTTCGGCCATCCGTTCGAGCGGCAGCTTTTCGGTTGCGGCCTCGATGATGCCGGAGATCGTGCCCCTGCCGAGCGCCTCGCCCGCGCTTTTGCCCTGCTCATTCAGCTCAAACGCGCGCTGACCGGCCGCCTGCGCGCCCATCACGAGCGAGCCGAGCGCCGTACCCACGACCGGAACCGCGCTCGCGGCCATCGTCGGGGCGTTCGAGGCAAGTGAGATCGCCTGTTCGGCCACCCAGCGCGGCGCAGGCGCGAGACCGGCCTCGGCGTTTGCCTGTGCCTCGTTCGCCTCGTGAAGCATGCGCTGAGACCACAGGTTCTGATCTACACCCTTCGTGACCTTGAGCGAGTTCTTCTCCTCACGAACGCGCTGAAGCTCGTCGTAAACCTGCTGATAGTCCGCCGGAACTTTGCCGTTCTCGTCCTGACTCTGCATGTTCTGGAGCTGAAGCTCGAGCTGCTTCTCCTGCTCCTCGAGCCGCGTGAAGGCCTCGTTTTCCTTGTTTTCGCTCTGGTTCGAGATGGCCTGCTTCACCGTGTCGACGAGAGACGGAACAGACGCCTCGAGACGCTTGCCGACGGCCTCAAGCCCCTGCCCGAGGCGGTCCGTGCTGTCACGCAGACGGAGGTTTTCCATCGCATACGCGACTGTTCCCTCGTCCGCCCCGGCATTTCGGAGCGCCGCCGCCGTCTGTTCCGCGTTCCAACGCGGCTGATACTGCTTCCCGTAGTGGTCGAACAGCGCCGTCATTTCGTTCTGCAAGGCCGTGCGCGCCTCGTCCCGCGCCTTCGTATCCGCGTCCGTCCAGGTCTCGTCCGAGCGGTTCAGAAGGCTGTTAATGATGCTGTGCGCCTTCGCGCCGCTTTGAAGCGTGTAATAGGGGTCATCCGCCTTAACGCCGTTCACGAGATCGTAGATAGAGGGCTGCGAGGCCGTGCTCCGTGCGTCTCGGACAAATTCGCGCCCCTGTGCAACCAGCGGCAGCTGTTTCGCCGTCTCAGCCTTGCCGCCGTAGATCATCCGCGCCCCAAGTGACAGTTCGTTGCCCTTGGTGTCGAAGGTCGAGCCGGTCCGCGCATCATAGCCAAAGCCGCGCCGTGTGCGGATAGCAGCGTTCTCCTGCTCAAGCTGTCTGCGGCGGCTTGCGTCCGTCGTCTGGTGCCAGAGAAGCGAGTTCGAGGCGAGACGAGACTTGTCCTGCTTGATAGCGGCGGCGTTTGCCGCGAGCCGCTGACGTTCCGCCTCGTGCGACCGCGCAATCCGCGCACGGCGCGTGTTGTCGTTCTGCGCGACCTGCTGCGCGCGCTCCTGTGCGGCATGAATGACCGGAAGCGAAACGACCGGCCGAGAAACGTTTCTGGACACCTGTGCCGGAGTGATGCCGCGATACGAAGCGCCGGAGCGGATCGCAGACTGAATGTTCTGTTGCGGCGTCTGCGTTCTCGTTTTCGGTGCGGTTTTGTTCTGCTTCGGTGCCGTCGTTTTCGGTGCCGTCTGCTGTGCAGGCTTTGCGACCTGTGAAGGGGTAACGCCGCGCCACGAATTGGCGGACGGCAGACTGGCGCGCTGCTGCTGTGCGGCCTGCTGCGCACGCTTTCTTCTGCGGCTCTCCTCGAGCTTGTCGCGGCTGTATGAATGGCTGCTCATGCTGCTTTCCTCCTTAAAGAGCGGGAGCGGCGCAAAGGCCGCCCCCGAACCGGTTTAAAACTGCGTGGAATAATACTTGTTGGTGAGCTTCTGACCCTCGGTCTCGGCGTTGAGATTGTCGATCTGCGCCTGAATGTACTGGAGCTGCTTGCGTGCGGTCTCCATGTCGATCTTGCCGGCCTCGAGATCCTGCTGAACTCGCTGCTTCTGAAGCTCGAACTGGCGCGCGGCGAGCGTCGCCTGACCGTTGTACGTGCCGGTCTGCTCGGCCTGAGAAAGACCGAACTGCTGACCCCACTGGTACGCGGAGTTGATCTTGTCCACGTTCTCGAGCTGCTTTGCGGCGGTCTCCTTGTAGAGGTCCGCGAGCGCGTTCGCCTTCTCGATGTCGCCGTTCAGCCGCGCCTGGGTGATGGCGCGTTCGATTTCCGCGAGCGCCTCGGTCTGCGTGGTGGCGTTGCTGTTGAGAGCGTTCTGATACGTGTTGCCCGCCGAGATCATCGAACTCTCCGTGATGCCGGATTTCGAGAGGCCCTGACTTGCAAGCCCTTCGGCATACGAGCCGTTCGGGTTAATGGCGGTCATGTACGCCTTCTCGGCTGCGGCGTTGTTCGCCTCGGTGTTCTTGCCGATGGTGGTTTTCTGGCTTTCGAGATTGTTGACCGCGCTGTCGATGGACGCCTGAAGCGCCTTCTGCTGTGCCTCGGCCGCGTCGTTCATCTTCTGTTCGTAGTCGCTGTAGCCCTGAGAATAGCGGTTCGCCATCTGCTCACCGAGGTTCGCGCCGGAAATGCCGCCCGTAGAGATGTAGTCCGAGCCGTCCTCGCCGCCGGAGTAGCCCCAGCCGGAGCGGAGATTTTCCGCCGCCTTGTGCGCGGCGTCCATGCCGGCCTTGTCGCCCTTCGCAGCCGCCGCAGCGTAATCGTCCTTGTATTTCTGGATCTGGTCTGCCTGACTCTGCGAGTTGTTCTTGATCGTCGCATCGTAGTGCGTGCCCTTCGGCGTGTACGAGCCGCCGGACGAGGACGAGCCGCGCGAGGAAGAACCGGAAGACGAAGAGGATGAGCCCTTGGAGCTCGATGCACCGGCCGCCTTGGCCGCACCCTTCGCGGAGGCGGCAGCGGAGGCTCTGATCGCCGCCGCGATGCTTGCGCCGAGAATGCTCATTTACTTCGCCCCCTTCCCGATGAGACCGAGCCGCTGGAGCATGACCGCAAGCTGTTCGCGCGTGAGCGGAGCCTGCGGCGCGGAGCCGTCCGTGATACCGGCGTCCGTCAGCGCCTTCCATGCGCCCGCCGCCCAGGCGCTTGCGTTTCTGCCCTCGTTTTCCTTTTCATAGCGCTGCAAAAACGCCTTGAACTGTTCGTAAGTCAATGCTGTTTCCTCCTTCTTTCCCGGCGAAAGCGCCGCGAGCAGTGCCTTCCACGGATAGTTGACGCCCGGGCAGTCCGTGCTGTTGACGTCCTTGTGCCGCAGCACCTTCGCGCCCGGATACTTTGCCATTTCCTCGCGCACGAGCCCGACGAGCGCGTCAAACTGCGCCTTCGGCATGGACTCGGTCATGTAACTGCCCTCGACGCAAATGCCGATCGCGCGGCTGTTGTGCCCCTGCGCGTGCGCGCCGACCGCCCACTCCGGACGGCCGCGGTAGATCCTGCCGTCCTTGCGGATGTAGAAGTGGTAGCCGATGCCGGTCCAGCCACGTTCAAGGTGCCAGCGGTTGACCTCCTCCACGCTCGCATGGCTTGCTTCTGCGTGGTGCAGGATGATCTCGTCCGTATTGTTCCGGCAGCTGAAGCTGCCGTTTGTCGGCAGATTGGTCTCGATGATCTGCATGCTTTACTCCTTTACGCCGTGCACGGCCGTCTGGAGCAGGAAGCCGAGCAGGAACCAAACCTTATCCTTGATTTTCTTCATGCAGATCTGCGCGCCGAGTTCTTCCGAGTAATTCTCCTTGCTGACGCAAGAGGAGCTTTCCACGAGCTCGAAGCCATTGCGCAGCACCGCGCGGACGACCGTAGTCTTGTCACCAAGCGTCTGCACCTCGGTGTGTGCGATAAAATCATCGACCATTTCCCGACCAATGCTCGGCTTGTCGGTATTCAGGCAAGTGTTGATGGAAAGCGGCAGATAAGCACGTTCGAAAACATCCGCCGGAGACCAGCTGATGTATCCGTCCGGATAAACGACCTTGTAACCGTCCTCACCGTCCTTCTGTGCCGGAATAGCCTCAATAAGTTTTGTGCCGATATAACGTACCATGTTATTTTTCCTCCTTGTTAGGTTTTGTATATTCGAGCGCCCGCTCGCTGTCCCCGATGCCCGCCGTAGTCGGGTCTACGAACACGCTGAGGATTGCCAGGCACATGGTAACAAGCTGCACCGGATTAGACAACACCGAAACAGCACCGTTCCACACAGCTGCCCAACTCGTAAACGTCTGCGGGTCAACACCGATCGCCGTAATCGCAACCGACGCAACGCCGACCCAGAACCACGGGTTTTTCATTCGTACCGGAATATTAACCTTCATGCTGCATTTCCTCCTTTTCCAGATCTTCAATGCGGTGGTTTGCCACGCGAATACGTTCATCAAGCACGGAATACTCCTTTTCCAGTTCGTACGTCCGGCTGATGAGGTTGTTGTGCTTCTCCACCTTCTTCTCCAGCTGCTCAATGCGGTAGTTGGTCAGGTTGCTCGACAGTGCAATGCCGCCGAGCGTTCCCACGAGTGTACCAATCAGACTGATCGCCGCTGTAAAAACTTCAGCCGACATACCCCACCTGCTTTCTGTTGTACTTCTGCGTGAGATACAGCTCCGTAATCCTGTATTTGCGCACCGCCTCGCGGATTTCTGCAAAGTCCTCACGCTGTCTGATGTGCTTCGGAAAAAACTCATCGACGATCATGTTCGGTGCAGCGGTGTTTTCTGCGCCCTTCATGTTACGCATCCTTGGTGCCGCCGAACTCGGACGGTACAAGCTCGGGCAGACCGGAATCAATCAGAATTTCCGCCACCTGCTTTTTGAGTGCCTTGGGCACAGCATCGAACTCCGTCTTGCCAAGGATAACTCTCTGGGCAAAAAACATAGCCATCATAATTACCAACCTTTCTAAACGTCTAAAAATGTTCATTATTCTGCGTAAACCTGCATCGCCATCTCCGCAATGCAGTCCTCAATAAAATCACTACGTTCGGTCGCGGCGTTAAGTTGTGCTTTCAGCAGCTTATTTTCCTGCTCCAGTTCTGCGTTGGTTTTCGGGATAACCGGCTTCGGCAGCTTCGCCTTATCTGCCTCGATTTCCGCGGCAGTGCGCTTGATCACCTTGCCGTCTACGAGCTTATAACGCAGAATCGCGCCGTCGTAGAGCGGCTTATCGAGATAATGGCTCTGCGCGAGCGAAAACCTATCGCCATAGCCTTCATCGATTTTCGTCCATCCGGTAAGGTCTGCCGGGAGGGAATACTCTCCTTCGAGCCGCAAAACACGGCTTTCACTGTCGCAGAGGACGTATACACGGGATTTTGGGGTTTGCATAGTGTCACCTCCTTAAAGGTCGGCGGATGCCGTATAATGAAACGCATAAGTCTTGCCGATTGTAGCGTTGCCATAAGTGTTGATTCCCAATACTTTGTTATTTGTAAAGTCAGTGTGGCACGCAGCGGTTATATCTTCATCAGTAATCCAATCCGCAGCTTTGCTTTCATTTCCAGTTTGCGGGGAATGTATTTTCACAACAGGTGTTGTACGCATCTCGACAGGAAAAGCAAGAGCCATCGGAGCAGATGAAGCAGTGCCCGCGATAAACGCGCACGCTCCCTTGTTTGTTTTGGGATTACTTCCTTCAAAAGATTGATAGTAATACCTCTGACACCGTCTCAGCTGCTCCCCGAAGTCAGGGATTTCGTTCAGCACCCAAACGCCGTTTTCCTTGTGCGCAAGGGTTTGCGTGTCGCCCAGTTCGAGCTTGATAGCGATGATTATAGCGGAGTTATCTGTTGAACCAGTAAAACCGAAATTGAATCTATTCGCTGTGGCAGTCGAAAACGTAACGCTGAGAATACCGCTTGCATCCTTGCTTTCTGTTTGGGCGATGTCGCCATCCGTGCGATTTCCGGCAAGCAGGCGTAGCGAATCAGAACCCGTTCTATCTCTGTAAAGTAAAGACAGCGTATATGTCGCATTCGGTAAAGTGTTTTCGAAGTATTGATGCACATCCCATTTGCCGCCAATTTTTATACCACCGTCAACAATGCTAAGCGGCGTTTCGTATTGCGTCCACCATCGGTCAATCGAGTATGTAGCGTTACCCGCATACTCCGTCTGCCCCCTCTGATTCACGGGGTTGCCGAAGTACCAGTTGTCGAGCAGGTTCGGATTTGTGCGGTATTTGACCGCGCCAGAAATCGGAGTGGAGTCCGTGATGGAGACCGCGATGTTCTCGCCCGTCAGCGTGACGTCCTTCGCCAGCGTCTTCCCGTTGATTTTCCGCGCCAACGGAACGAACAGCTTGCCGAGAGCCGCCTTAACATTCGACCACAGCAGCCGCTTAGCCTTGCCGCCGTCCGCGCTGTCCGCGATCATTACGCCATCACCGTCGGCCGGTGCGGCCTTGGCGGTGATCTTGGTCGGGTCGATGGCATCGAGAGCGTTGTTGATCTGCCGCAGATCGTCCGCGCCCGCGCCGTCCATGCCCTTCTGCGCGATCAGCAGCCAGTACGCGGTATCGGTCGGCTCGTGTCCGACCGTTGCCGAAATGCACACATAAGACGAGCCGCCAAAGCTGACCTTGTTGCCCGGAACGTAGGTCTTTGCGGCGTCATATGTCTGCCAGACGTTCCGTGCGTTCTCCGCCGCAATCCGGCTTTTCTCCGCCGAGTCGCGCTTGTTCTCCGTGTTCACGCGCGCCGTCTCCGCCGTTACGCGGTCGTTTTCCGCACTGATGCGGTTTTCCTCCGCCGACAGGCGCGCCGTTTCGTTGGTCTCGCGCTGACCTTCCGCACTCACGCGCCCCTGCTCGGCCGTCTGCCGGGCGTTCTCATGCTGCACGCGCAGCGTTTCCTCGACGGACCAGCTGTTCGTCGACTCCTCCATGTCCGCGAACTTGTCAACGATGGCGTTGAACTGCGGCGCGATGATCTCGCGCGCGAAGCGGTCGAAAACGCCCTTGTTTTCCGCTGCCGTGCCGGTCAGCGTGTCCGGCGCGGCGATCACGCCCTTTTCGCTGAACTGGGCGTCTGTGATCTTGTAATCACGAATACTCATTATGCACTTCTCGCCTCCCCTGCCTCGATGTACTTCACGAGGATCTCATAAATGCCGAAGCCCTCGTTGAGCGCGTCCGAGACAAAAATAAACTGTATCATGATCCATTTCTTGATCTTGCTTCTGAACTGGCGGATGCTGTTCGCCGAGGTCTCGAACGTGAAGCGTTCGAAGTTGATGTCCTCGAACGTCAGCCGGTCCGCATAGAACTCGCGGATGCGCCTGCCGCTGTCCTTCTCGGTACGGACATACAGCTCGCACTTGCTTCTCGCGTATCTCTTGAGATGCACCGCGCTTCCGCGCTTGGGCATGGTCTTGAGCATCGCGATATTGCCCATGCTGTCGAGCTTCGACGCCCACTCGGCATGGATCGGCGCGCCGTCGTCGTTGTAGGCGCGCATGAGCGTCTCGTTCTCCTCGGTGACCATGTCGTCGTTGAACTTGCAGACCCTGCCGTCTGCCGTGCCGAAATACAGCGTCTGGCGGTCTGCACGCAGCACGCGCGCCGGAATGTTGATCCAGTAGTACCACTCATAGCCGTTGTCACTCTTGTCCTGGTTGCCGTCCGCGACGTAGGCTCTGCCGTCCACGACGAGCACATACCAGCCGCACCACGTTGCCGCGACTGCCTCCTCGAGACCGTGCTCCTTGGTCAGTTTGGGGTTGACGCGCCGCGAGCGGCAGAACAGCTGACGCACCTGCATGTTGTTGTAGTAGGTCGTTGTCGGGGCATACACGCCTCGAGGACTCAGGTACAGCGGATCGTCGTTGAGGTTCGCTGCCGAGTACCGCGCAACCGCGCCGTAACCAGGCACGCCCTCCTTGAGCGGGAACGCCGCGACGTTGTTCGTGAGTGTTCCGACATGGTGCCAGATCGTGCCCTCCTGTCGGTTGTCCTTCTTGATGACGAGCAGCTCCCCCTGCGCCTTGAGATAGCACATGATGGGAAAGTCGCTCGAACCGACGGCGGAATAGTTGCTGTCCGGGAAATACGTCGGGTCGCTGAGGCCGGAGAACCATTCCATGTTTGCGAAGCCGTCGTTTCCGGACAGGAACACGCGGTCTCCCGAGCCGTCCAGACCGTAAATTGCGAAGATCGTGCAGCCGAAGATCTTCTTTCGCGTCTCGGTGGTCTTGGCGAACTTGATTTCGATGTTCGAGGTGCCCGCGTTCTCCGGTGCTCTGGGCGCCGAGCTGAGCGTCACCGTGCCCTTCGCAGCGTCGAAGCTCTTTACCGCGATGCTCTCGCCCGTGATGTGGTACTGCGCCGTGGGCGTGACGTCTGCGTCAATGCCGTCCACGTCGAGCCGAAATGTCGTGCTCGAGCCATCCGCAACGAAGCGGTTGCGCCGCCACTTGGAGATCATGTTGACCTTCTCGTAGGGCTCGCCGCCGCCCGCCGACTTGCGCTGATAGGTCGTCAGCGGGCAGTACGCCGTGTCGTCCGCGACGCGCTTTACGCTCGTTCCGTCATAGACGAGGTATTCCGCGCCGGTGAGAAGATAAAGCTTGCCGTTCAGATAAAACCCCTGCGTCCGGCCGCCGCTCTTCAGGCCGGTCATCAGCGTCTGCTGACTGCCCGCGATCGGCTGATAGGTGTCCGTGTTCAGGCGCACCTTGTACAAGGTGTCTCCGGCGTGCACGATCATGGTTCTGCCGGTCTCGGTCGTGGCCTCGTAGAGGAAAATACCGGCGACCGACCTGTTTCCGCCGAGGTTCAGCACCGTGCGCCAACCCCACCGCCGTTCGGGCGCGCCGCCCTCGTCCGCGATAACGTTCACCGCGCGCGGACTGCGGCCGTCGTCGATCTGGGTCTCGTCGGTACTGTAGTCCACGCCGCGAAATTGTTTGTAGCGCTTCCTGCCGATGGTAGGCGTGGAGAAGTCGGGAACCGTCATGGTTTTCATTCTGTGCTCTCCTCCCTGTCATACGCGAACACCGCAGGCGCGGCGTCCTCGAGCGCCTCGACGAAATAGTTGTGCTCGAGGACCATCTGTGCCTGCTTGTCCTCCTCGTCGATCATGAGCGCCGAGGCGAGGCCGTGCGGCAGCGCGCCGCGCGTGATCCGGTCATCCCAGTCGAGGACCGTGTCGTCTATCGCGTTGATCTCCGGCGCGCTCGTGAGTTCTTCCCGCCCGCTCGCCGCGCGGATCGCGTTCTCATACGGCAGCGCCTCGACCAGCAGCCGCTCAAGCAAAAGCGGCGAATACTGATCGTAATCCGTATCGCCGCCCTTGCTGGTGAACAGAATGGCGGCCGCAAGATCAAAAATCTTTCTTACTGTTGTTGCCATTCTTTCCTCCTGAATTTAGTTGTCGGTTGCCTCTGCGACAGCAGAAGTGAGCTTGCCGGTCTTGCCGAACGCAACGACCTTGATGGTCTCGCCCGCCTTGGTCGCAACCGTGCCGCCGGATGCGACCAGCATGCGGTTTGCGGAGAAGCGCGGGTCCGAGCCGTCCAGCGTGTACCAGATTTCGTCCGCATCTGCCGCCGTAACGGTCGCACTGTGCGAAGCGATCGCTACGGTGCACGCCTGCTGGCTTGCGGCCTTGGCCACAACGACAACCGAATCCGCACGGCTGGAAAGCACAAACAGATCGTAAATCTGACGGCCCTCAACCAGAGAACCGGAAACGCCGGGGGGATCGGTGTGGATTTTGGTATCGTCAATGGTATACGGGAACGCAAGCGCCTGCTCGTGAATTGCAAGCATATAAACGTCGGTCGGGAACAGTCGGTCGGGAACCTTTACAACAGTAAAGCCCGCAACCTGACCGACAACGCCTGTGGGCAGCTGCTTGCCCGCCAGATTGTCCAGCTTGACCCACTCGTCCGAGAGGATGATCTTCTTGTAGTCACTCACGCGGACAAAAAGGATACGGCCATCATCCGGTACATAGTGATCGTCCATATAGGCGGCAGCATCATAGACGGTGGAGATAATGTCGCTCTTGGTCGGTGCAGCAGAAACGCCCTGAATATGGCCGAATCGTGCAATGCGGCTGAAGCCGTACTTGTCGCCGGTCGGCACGCACTTCTCGGAGATCTGCTGGCGCAGGTACTGGCCGGCCTTGTTGCTGATAGCCTGCTGAGATCCGTCGCCCTTGTCTACAATGGCGGTAAACGCCTTGTCCTGGGTGATGGTGTACTCGTTTACGATGTCCTGTACATCGTTCGGCACGCCGTAGCGGTCCTTGCCCTCTCGCTTGTAGTCGTTCAGCTCGCTGGTGAGGATCTGGTAAACCTTGCAGGTTTTCTTGCCGATCATGTCAACGTGCGCCTTGCAGTGCGGGCGCAGGAACGAGGTATGGGTATACAGATTTTCTACGGCTTTCGCGTACTGTTCAGTAAGATAAATAGGCATATTGTAAAATCACTCCTTTTAGAGTCCCAGAAGGCCGCGCAGGAACGGGTCTGAGGTGTCGCCCTCGCGGCCGGTCATACTGCCCGGGCTCATCTGTCTGTTCTGATTGTTTTTCTTTTCGATCTCGACCTGCTGCTGTGCCTGTTCGCTCATATAGCGCCAGTGCGCAGCAACCGGGGTCATGTGCTCCTTCGTGACGAGCTCAGCCACGCGCGGCGGCACATCCTCGACGCTTTTCGCGCCGGAGACCCTGACGTACTCGTCCCATGCGCGCGTTTCAGCCTCGTGCCGTGCCTGCTGCACGGTCTGGTCAATGCGCTGCTGCGCGGCGGTGATCTCCGCCTGCCTCTGCTGCGCCGTGCGCACCTGTTCGGCACGCTGCGAGGCGAGACGGCCCTCTGCGATGGCCCGGAGCGCCGCGTCCGGCGTGTCCGGGAACTCGCTGCGGCACTTTTCGATCTCGCCCTCGAGCATCTGCTGACGCTGCACGCCCTCGAGCTGTTCGAGGTACTGCTGACGGCTCATGCCGGAAGCCTCGGCGTAGCGGTCCAGCAGACGGAACTCGCGTTCGCCCTTCGCGTCGTAGTTCATGCCCTTCTGGATGAGCTCAACCGGGTTTGCACCCAGCGCGCCGGTGAGCGCCTGCACCGCGTCCGCAGGCAACTGGAACCGCCGTCCGTTGTAGACGAGCGGTACGGTCTGCACCGGCTGATTTTCCGCCTCCTCCGGCGGGGTCTCGCCGCCCTCAGGCGGCAGGGTCTCCGGCTCGCCCTGCTGACCGGGGTCAGTCTGCTGGTTTTCCAGACCGCCCTCTTCACCCTCCGCGCCGCCGTCCGGGGCAGCGGCCTGCTGGTTTTCCAGACCGTTTTCTCCCGTCAGGCTTTCGAGGAAAGCGCCGCCGTCGAAGCCGTCCATGTCCGCGCCGGTCTCGCCCTCAGCGAAATACTGAAGACCGATCCCCGCGCGAAGCTCGCTTCCGTCCATGATGTTTCTGGTTTTCAAACTCATAGAGCAAATCCTTTCTATTGCAATCGCCCGCAGGCGTTTGCGGCGTGGTGTTGTTTGTTTTCCCTGCCCTGCGGCGGACGCACCGCCGTTCCGCAGGCGGTACGCCCGGCATCCTTGCACGCAGGGGGAATGTGTGGCCCGGGCGCGCGGCCGATATGGCGAGAGCCGCCGCCCGCCGCAGGGCAGGGAAGAAAAAATGGTTGTTTCAGGACCCTGACGGACGGGCGAGAATAAGAAATAGGAGGAACTCGCTCATCCGCCTGTATCCCCGAAGGTCATCGGGCGGTAACGCCCGTCACGGCCCTGAATAGAAGAAAAAACGTGGTTCCGGCGCTCGGACGGACGCCCGGACGGGGGGAATGTCCGGGAGGGAATGTCCGCCAAAGAAAACTGAAAGGAAATGTAAACCCAGCCCAGGAAGAGGCCGCCGGGCGGCATCTCAAACCGCCCGTCCGAGCGCCGGAACAGAAAAATCAATAATCAGGTTCGAGAATCGGAACGCCGTACTGCACAGCACATTCGCGCTCGATCATGCAGCCGCGTGCGTTCTCCCAACCCTTGGCGAAATAAACGAGATCCGCATCAGCCAAAAGCCGGATAGACTCAGCAAGGAACCAGAGCGGCTTTGCGTCATGCGGCGCGTTCTTGAAGAAAGAGTCGATAACTTCGACCGGCTCACCGATATATTCAGTCGCTTCGCGGATAGCACGCTCACGCGCGCGTTCAATCTCATCGTTGGTCTTGTCCTTCATTGGCTGAGAAATAAAGAGCTTTTTCATGTCATCTCACCTCAAAACCTGAATTTAGGCTCTTTCCCCTTGCAGAACTTCGCCTTCGCGGTATTCAGCGCCTCCTGCATCGCGCCGAACATCGCGTCTACCTGCTGTTCGGTGTACTCGTAGTCGCCGGTTGCGAAGTTGCCGATCAGGCTGATCGCCTTGCACGCGCGTCCCACGCGCGGCTCTGCCACGCGGATAAAGCGCTCCGCCTTGGTTTCAACTGTCTTTTCCATGTTTACATTCCTCCATTATTCATAAGCTGCTGCATGCTTTGCTGCTGCTGCATCCTCTTCGCCGCCTCGACAAGCTCCTCCTGATCCCTGATGGAGCCCTCAGGCATCCGCGCCAGAAAATCCGCATTAGACGGCATAACGCCCGCCGTCTGCAAGTTGTTGAGCGTCGAGATCTGCAAAATGCGGCTCCAGTAGCTCGCCTCGCCGATATGGATGTTGAGGTCGAGCGCCTCGACCGGGAGCGTGCCGAAGTCGTACATCTCGACCCTCGTCTGCTTCTCGGTCTGCCCGTCCTCGCCCGCCGGGACCTCGTCGGTGATCTTGACCTGCCGCACGCCGTAGTAGGCGTGCATCATGTCGATGAGCACCCGCTCGTAGTCCTCGACAAACTGGTAATACGCGATCTTGGTCAGTGCGAGCGGCGCGGCGTTCGCGGTCTGCACCGCAACGATGGCCGAGCTGTTCTCCGGGTTCTTGACGTTGCCGAGCGCAGCGTCATTCGCGCCCGCGCAGTTCTTGAGCGCGTCGGTCATGGTGCTCATAATGCCGGTTGCCTCTGTCGGCAGCGGCATCGACCCGGCGACCGCCGTCAGCGCCTCCCTGACGTCGCCCGAGACGCCGATGTAGGGCGCGTCCGGGTCCCAACCGTTCGGGAACTTCGAACGGTTGTACACAAGTTTCGGCATTGCCGTGTTGATGAGCTGCAAGGCGATAGCCGTCCACAGCTTGTTGATTTCGATCTGCGTGTTGATAAGCGGTTTGATCTCCATCACGCCGTGATAGCAGTTCTTGCGCGGCTTCCAGCTGAGGTACGCCACCGGATACAGCGTCATTTTGGTGGTCACGTCCGACTCGATGAGCACATCGCCGCAGCTGCGGCAGTAGTGGACGTACCTGTCCTCGCTCTTCCAGAAGCGCACAAGCTCGGTGCCGAGCGTGTCGTTCTCGCTCTGCTCGTCGTCACCCTTGTACAGGCCGTTCGAGTCGCCCTCGATGCGCTCCCAGTCCTTGCAGCCGAGCCGTTTCGCGTCGCGTCGGATCTCGGTCACGGGTCTGCGGCGGACGACGATGATGTACGGCTGCTCCTGAAGGGTCGAGTTCGACGGATTGCCGAAAAGGATATTGGTGTTCATCACCTGCTCGGCGCGGATCTCACCCTGCACGCCGCCGAGGCCGGAGCTTTTGCTTCCGTCAAAGTAGAAATACAGTGCCGCGTCTCCGTCTACGCAGGCGTCGCGCAGGATGGAGTGGTGCATGCTCTTGAGCTTTGTCCTCTCGACAACGCGGTCAATGGACTGCTCGAGGATCTTCGCGGCGTACTCCGCCTGCTCGTCCGGCAGGAACGGCTCAATATCCTGGTCGACGTCGTTCGAAACGATCTGCGCGACCTTGTAATGTACGATAGGGTCGAGTACGTTCATCGTGATCGGCCGCAGCATCTTGGCCTTCAGGCCTTCCCATTGCCGCCCCTCGACGAAATTCTCGCACTGCTTGACGTCCTCATAGAGGTTCAGACCGTTGTTGAACTGTACACCCTTGTCGTACTCCGCACGCACGCGCGCGGCCGTGATCGTCTCAGTATTCGTCTGCATACAGATCCTCCTGACCGCGTCCCGAGCCGGAGTAGTTGAGTATGTTGGAGATCTCGCGCGATACGCGGCCCTCGGTGGTCAGCCGCGCGTAATACTCCTTGTCGTGCTCGCTTTTCCAGTGCTCAGAGGTCTCCTTCTCGCGGATGAGCGCCTCTTCGAGCGCGTGCCGGTCGCTTTTCAGCGTCTCGATCTCGCGCTTCGCCGCCGAAAGCTCCTTTGTTGCCCGCTCGTGCTCATCCTTTTCGAGCTGAAGCTCTGCGCGGATCTCCTGAAGCGAGCGCCGCAGCGTGCACGCCGCGTTCTCGCCGTCAGCGAGAGAGTTGCGAAGTTTCCGATTGACGCGAGAGAGCTCGTTTCGCTCGTTCTCTATGGATTTCGCAGTTACTTCCCACGAAACAAGCTGCTCTTCGTTATCCTCGAGCGTCCGACGCAGCCTTTGCGCCTTCCGAGCCTGAATGACCGCCTCCGCGCAGGCGGCAATGGCGAACGCAATGCTAATACCCAAATACATTTCTGGTCTCCTCCTCTGTGCTTACATAATCCTCGCTGAATTCCTTCGGTTCGCAGGCCGCGATTGGACGGCCTGCCACGAAATACCGCAGCATATCCGCCGGGTGGGTGTACTCGTGCGGCTCGTTTGCCACATCGTCCGGGTGCTTCTCGTCGTGCAGCAGCATCGGAATGCTCTTGATGGTCTGCGTGCAGTTGGAGAAGATCATCAAACTCGGCTTGCCGGTGTCCTTGCGTACCTTCAAATATTCTTTGAGGTCGAGCCAGCCGAGCACGCGGCTGTTGCTTGCCTTTTCGAGAAAAACGCCGTGCTCCGCGAATACCTCGGCCACGCTCCTGCCGGTGTCCTGCCGCCGGTTCCAGAGATCAGGCGGCGCAAACGTAATCGCCTGCCGCTCCCGCTCGTCCGAGCGTTCGAGGATGGCGTTCGCGGCCTCAGAGAGAATGAGCCCGTCGTGACCCTCTCCGAGATCTTTGCCCTCGCAGTATTCCTTGTACAGGTAGACCGTCCCGTCCTCACTGACCGCGAGCCAGCCGACCGCCAGCATATCAAAGCCATAGTCGAGCGCCATGTACCGCGTCCAGTGGTCCGGGATGGGGAACGCCTCGCACACATGTGTCTCGCGCCGGAACTCAGGGAAATACTGGCCCTCGAATACGTCCCAGTCGCCGTACAGCATGGCCCGCTTGCGGTCCTCGGGCAGATTTTCGAGTGCGTTCACATATTCCGGCGAGTTGCGCATCAGCGCCTTGTTGTCGTAGACGTTCGCCTGGATAAAGAGATAATTCTCCGGCTTTTCCTTCTTGACGAAATCACGGTCGATAAACAGCCGCTTGAACCAGGCGTGCCCCACGCCGCCGGGGTTGCACGTGAAGTACATCCGCGGCGGGAAGAACTCGTCCATCAGGCCGGACGAGCGGTTGCTCTCGGTCATGGTCGTAAAGACCTTCTCGGGGAACTGCGTGCACTCCTCGAGGAAAATGACGTCGTAAGCCTGACCCTGATACTGAGACAGGTCGCTGTCATGCCGGCAGTAGCCGAACTTGAGCCGTGCCCCGTTGGGAAAGACGAACGCCTTGTCCGTGCCGTTGTACTTGGCCACGCCGTTCAGCTCGCGCATCGCAGGCAGCAGGTGGTTTTCTTTCAGTTCGGGGTATGTCCTTCGCATGAAAAGCACCTGAATGCCGCTGTACCGCAAACAGAGCAGCTCGGCCTTCATTCGTGCAACGTGGCTCTTGCCGCCGCCTCGCGCGCCGCCGTAAGCGGTGTATCGCGTACGGCTGAGCAGGAAATCACGCTGCTTAGGGTATGGTTCCTTGAAAACGAGCTGCTTCATTCCGCAAACGCCTCCTCATCCGGAGACGCAAACGTGATCTGCGCGCCTGCGCTCTCGCCCTCGTTCAAATGCGCCTCGAGTGCTTCCTGCCGCTCCATCACATCCTTGAGCGTGCCGGACAGCTCGCGCAGGGTGGTTCCGGTGTAGTTCGTCATGATCTTGCTGAGCAGCTCGACCTGAGCCGGATCCAGGGCGACGCTTCCGTCCGATGCAGCCTTCCGCAGAATCTTGAGTCCTTCGTCCAGGTCTTTCATCTCGCTGAGCGTCGCAGCAGCCTTGCGGCCGAGAGAACGAACAACATCGTCCACAACCTTGTTGCACCGCTTGATCTGCGCACGGCGAATCTCGCGCCTTGCGGCAATGCCGTCCTCGTCTCCCTCGTTCTGGGTATGCACCCAGTCCGCAAGCGTCGATTTCGGAATGCGCAGCCGGCAGGCGGCGTTTGTGATCGAGACGCCGCTCGCCACGAGCGCAAGCGCCTCCTCTTTGAACTTCTGGTCATAAGGACTTCCACGCTGATGCATCCAATCACCTCCCGCGCGTGTCTGTTTGTCTTTGCTGAATACCAGTATAATCGGAAAAATCGGAGAGCCCGTAGGCCGCTAACCTCTTTCCTGCGCCGTGCGCAGTTTGAACGAGTGCAACGGACCGTCCGTTTTGTCCTGCTTCCGCTGAACCTAAGTATAATCGGAAAAATCGGACAAAACGGACAACTTTGTCCGAGCAGTAAAAAAGCGCCCAGCCGAGCCTCACGGCACGCCCAAGCGCTTGTGTTTTCAGTTATTCGGTTTTGCAATGAATTCCCGCTCGTACTCCTTCAGCAGCCTGTCCAGCGTCGGACGGCTGACACCGTTTTCCCGCGCGAGCGTCGCCTTGCTCTTGTGCCGCGTCACCCAGTCGTGATACACAGCCGCCATATCCGCAATCTCCGTCTTTTTCCGCCCCTTGTACTTGCCCTCGCGCTTGGCGATCTCGATTCCCTCCCGCTGACGTTCCAGCATGTTCTCACGTTCGAACTGGTTGATCGAGGCGAGGATCGTCATCATCAGCCTTCCGTTCGGTGTTGAGGTGTCGATGTTCTCCTTGAGAGAGAAAAGCGTAATGCCGCGCGCCTTCAGGTTCTCGGTCAGCTCAAGCAGATCTTTCGTGCTGCGGCTAATGCGGCTCCAGTCCATGATGTAGATCGTGTCCCCCTCTCGCGCGTAGTCCAGCATCTCCTTGAGCTTCGGCCGGTTCATGTCCTTGCCGCTGATCTTCTCGATGAACCACTTGTCGATGTCATACTTTTCAAGCGCTTCCACCTGCCGCGCCTCGTTCTGCTCCTCGGTCGATACACGCACATACGCGAGTTTTGCCCCGTTTGCCATTTTATCCACTCCTTGTTGATGTTTTGTAAAGTTGAACTCTTGACTTTGCTTTACACATGTAAAACAAAGCGAAAAACCATGCTATTTTTACGTTTTTCAGTGCACCCGCACACCTGCTCATTAGGGCATGTCCTATTTTTACATCAGAGGGCACAGCAAAGCGGACGGGTGACACATCGTCAGTCCATCCGCATATATCGTTCGACCAGCTTCCTCGGTCCGCTCTCATCCGCGTACCCCATCCGCCGGGCGCACTCGCCCCAGCTCTTCCCGTCCAGGTACCGCAGCCGCAGGGCGCGCCGGGTCATGGAGTCGGAAACGCTGTCGATCCACTGCCGCACCTCGTCCTGCTCATCCCGGCACTGCGCCTCGATCCGCCGAAGGCGGTCCCGGGCGTCCTCGAACGGCCGTTCCCCGAACAGGCAGCCGACGCCGTATGTAGTTTCCATGCGTTCGCGGTGGCGCTTCTCGCGAGAAAACCGCTCGCGCTCCTCCTCGAGCTCGAGCAGCAGGCTTTCCACCTGCCGCAGCCGTTCCCTTGTCATTTCCGTCCATACCTCCTGCCTCTTCGGTCTCACGCTTCCAGCCGCTTACAGTTCTGCGCTTCCGCGCAGTTCCTCCCTTTGAAAAAATACAAAACGTAAAGCGATAACAAATAGTTATCATTCGTCCGAATCTGTCCGAGGAAATGCAGGGGAATTGTTAGACCCCTTACAAGCCAGAAAAACGGACATTTTCCGCTCTTTCTCAGCACCGCCAAACGCTGGCAGGCCGATCGTAAAGCCGCTTGCGTCGGCGGCGTATGCGCTCCCACGGGTCAGGCGCGGCGCGCTTTCTCTGCCGTGCCCAGTAGGCGTCGAAGGCCTCCCGGTCGACGATCACGCCGACCAAATACCGGAATACGCCGTACTGGTTTTCCTTTGCCTCGCTGTCGAGAACCTTGACGCCGGGCGGAATTTCCCCCGCCTCGCTGTCCGGCAGACGAAGCCGGAGCGGCTCGTTCGGTTTTTTGAGGTTGCGGCTGCAAGAGTACGCGCGCCGCCCCTTGCTGTGCGGCTGATCCAGAAGATACTTTACCGTGTCCTCGAAAAACTCGGTGTTCTGCCGGAGCGGCCGGACGTCGACCGTGCCATGCAGCCAGCATTCCTCGATGATCTTCGCCATCGTCGAGAGTGCACCCGCTCCCTCCATCCCTCGCAGGATGATATGGAAATGCGCGCGCACGCTGCACCCCGGCAGCTCGTGTTCTGCCGGAAATACGATATAAGCATGCTCGACGCCGAGCTTCGCAAGTCTGCGCTTCATTTGAGAATTAAACTTTTCGAGGTCCTTGCCCTCGTTCTCCGGCGCTTCCGCATAGGTAAGGCACACGAACAGATCCCGTATCTCGTGAAAATTGCACGCGATAATCTGCATCACATTCCATTTCCGCGAGAGAGCATTGCATCTTTTTTTCGCCTCGCTTGTCTGTTTCTTGCGCTCACCGCGCTGTCGCTGACTCTCACCCGGCACAAAGCCGATGGAATAGAGCGACATCTGATAAAGATTGCCGTTTGCTTCTTCTTTCTGAAAAATCATAAGATTACACCTCACTTCGGCAACTTCGGACCTATGCAAGCATTACGGTCCTCGGCCGAGGGCATTGAATTATAGTGCCCGTTCAAGAATGGGCTGAATTGGTTTACTAGAGAGTAATAAGCGCCGCCGGGCGGCGCGCTGGGCAGCGGTCAGACCGCAGCCGCGCCGGCTGTCTGATCTGCACCGGCCGGATCCAGTCCGGCGGCCCGGTCTGCATCGCGCCCGATCTGCGCGCCTGGTCTCATTTTTCCGGCGGTCGGCTCCTGCACCTGCAACGCCGGATATTGAAGAATTTTCGCGCGAAAGTTGATATTTTCGCGCTATTGTATTGACTTTCGCGCGAAAGTCTGATATAATATAGATAGTGAAAGAGAGATAAACCCCGGACAGAAAGAAAGACCCCCATGTTTGAAAACATTACCACATTAGACGAACTCCGCAAGGCATACCGCGCCGCAGCATTTGCCGCGCATCCGGACCACGGCGGCAGCACCGAAGCAATGCAGGAAGTCAACGCAGCATATGAAAAGCGTTTCGAGATCCTCAAGGCCGAGCAGAACCGCAAAGCGGACGCCGACCCGACCGGCAAGACCCGCCGAGTTGAGGAGATGCCGGAAGAGTTCCGCGAGGTGATCGAGAAGCTGCTAAGCATCAACGATATTATCATTGAGCTTTGTGGCTCCTGGGTCTGGATCTCCGGCGAGACCCGAGCGCACAAGGACGAGATCAAGGCGGCCGGTTGCTACTGGGCAAGCAAGAAAAGCATGTGGTACTGGCGCAGCGCCAAGGATGCGCACCACGGCAAGAGCGGCAAAAGCATGGAGTCCATCCGCAGCAAGTACGGCAGCGAGCGCATCACCTCGAGCGGTCGCCGCGTCGACGCTCTCCCGGCATAAGGGAGGGCGTCACCATGATTGACTACGGTTCCCGCGGAGAGCGTCAAGATCACATCTGGATTATGATGCTGTCACCTGCCAAGCGCACCAGCTTGCCGGAACTCTTGCAGAGCGACAAGCGCGCCGCCAAGAACATCGCCCGACTTCAAAGCATGATCGAGGACTTGCAGCAGTACCGGCGCGATATGGCCGAGCGTGCCGCCTATCTGATCAGCACGCAGCCGACCCGATCCGCCGAGCTCAAGCGCCGCCGCGATGCATGGGAAAAGAAAGTATACTACTACTTTACCGAGTGGGACACCTACCCGGACGGCACACGGCAGCGGGTCAGCGTTAAGACCTACGACGGCACCGACCGCCACAAAGCCATAGCAGACGCAAAAGAGTATCAGCGCACCCATACCGGCATAGCCGTAACCGTTGACATTGCCAAAGGCAAATTTGAGCATTAAACCAACCACCCGCCCCGGAGGTAACGAGGGCAGAAAGGGCTTACCATGAACACCATCAAGCACACCGAGTACAAATACAACGGCCGCCGCGTCATCCTCGACGCTTGCGAGCTTGCGCCGGGCAAATACGAGACTATGCTCCTGTGCCCCAACAGCCACGAGATCGCCAGCCGCACGGCACACACCGAGGCGGACGCAATCGCAGACTTTGAAGCCATCTATCAGGCTCACCCGGCAGATCCGGAGATCAAGCACACCGAGCCGAAGCCACTTACCGGCAAGTACGCCAAGCTCCGCGACGATCTGCGCAAGGTGTACGAGATCGGCAAAGCCGCAGCCGCACAAGTCGAGGACGGCGGCACCTGCAACTTCGATGCGCCCTCTCTCCTGCTCCCGCGCTGGCAGTCCGCCAAGATCAAGCAGGCTTGCGAAGAAGCCGGATGCGGCTGCTTTGAGTGGAAGTGCTTTAATCGGCGCTGGGTGATCTGCTTCCGCATCGCCGGCCAAGCCTACAAGCGCGAGACCGCAGCCGAATCCATGACCAAGGCGCTTGCCGCTATGGGCTATGATGCCCTTACCTACAGCGCTATTGACTGATCCACCCACACCAGGGCGGGGCGGTATAACCCCGCAGAAAGGAAGATATATAATGACCACCAAGGCAAGCTGGAGCGCGTACAGCGTCCGCAATGTATGCATCAAAAACGACTTCTGCACGTCCATGACGTGCGGCGAGTACGAAAATATGCTCGACTGGGTATCTTCTCACGAGCCGACCGCCTATAATGTCGAGACCGTCGCCCACCTGATCGAGCAGGGCACCGGCACGCCGGAGGGAATCACCCGCGGCGAGTTTTACGAGTGCATCACTTACGCGCTGCTTAACGGCGCGATGATCTACCGGCTGGAGGTATAACCGCCGCGGCCGCTGGCCCTCTCGACAAACCGCAGTTTTGCGGTACAACAGCAAAACCCGCCCCGGAGGTAACGAGGGCAGAAAGGAAATAGCCATGAAAACCGCACAGAAAGCCATACATTTTATCCAGCACGTGGGCACTTCCGCTGTCGGCAACTTCCCCATTCCCGAGGGTTTCGGATGGTACTTCACCCGGTACGACCCGAAGACCGGCGAGGGCTGCGGATGGTATGGTACCGCCGATGAAAAGGCGTACCATTTCGAGCGCAAGCTCGTTAGCGGCACGCTCATGCAGCACGAATGTGGCTACGGCCCAGGCTGCTTTTACAACGAGTGGAGGAAGGTGTGAAGCACCTCCCCAGAGAACGTCGACCTGTCACCCGCCCCGGAGGAGTATTAAGCCGGCGGCGCTGTCAACAACTTTTGCGCGAAAGTTATTGACAGCGCGCCCCTAAAAAGTTACAATCAGAGAAAGGAAAATAAAAAAAATGGCGTTGGCAAAAGTTATATGTACCTGCAAAACCTGTGGAAGCGAATTCGAGATCCGCAAAGCCAAGCGCAACCGTGCCGAGGCGGACAGCTTCAAGGCCTGGGCGATTGAAAACATCACCGAGTGCCGCGAATGCCGCGCGCGCCGCGCGCACGAGGAAGCGATGCGGGAGGCTGAAGGCCTGCCGCAGCTGACCGGATCTGAAAAGCAGATTTCGTGGGCGGTCGACATCCGCGCGCGTGTAATTCGCATCATCGAGAGTCAGAACCCCTATCAGCTCCCGGATCTTGACGCGGTGCTGAAGGTAAAGACCAAGGCCGGCTGGTGGATCGACGAGCGCGGCCGCGATGAAAGCACGCTGATCGACGACGCGGTCAAAAATGATCCGCAGCTCGAGGACCGCCGCCGCGAGATTGTCGAAGAGATCCGCGAGCAAATCGAAGCCGAGATTGAGACCATCGCCGAAGCCGGCACCCTCAAAAACTGTGATGCAACGCCGGAAGAAATCCGCGCGCAGCTGGTCGGGGTCCGCGCGTGTTACCAGAAAGAGTTTTTAAGAATGCAGCTCGATCGTTTTATCTTGTGGTACGAACGCCACCACCGGAAGTGCGGCGTGTACGAACTGACGCGCAACACACTGCGGCAGGGCCTCACTTGGGACGCCGCCGCGTGCCAGTGGGTGAAGTGAAAAAATTTTCCGGCAGGCGTTCCGCCTGCCAGGCAAAGCCGAAAGGGGAAACAGCAATGAACAAATTAATCAAAGGCAAGCGATACAACACCGAAACCGCGCGCCGCATCGGCGCGCACGGCGTTGAAGAGCTCTACACAAAGCGAAGCGGCGAGTTTTTTCTCGCAATGCAAGATGAAATCCGGCCGATAACGCCGGAAGAGGCGGCCGAATGGGGCGAGAAGTATCTCACGCCTGACGAGTACAAAGAGATCTTTGCAGCCGCTGACGACAGCAGCAAAGGCCGCCTCGGAATCATGCTTCCGCCGAGTATGATCGAAAAACTTCGCCGAAAAGCACAGGAGCACAGAATAAGCACGAGCGAGTACCTCGAAAAAATCATCGAGGCACATTTTAAGGAAACTAGGTAAGATGTTGCAGCGAGTTCTCGAGTGCAACTAACCCCCCAAAGCCGACCCGTCACCGGGCCGGCTTTTCTTATTCCTTTCCCCTTCCACAAGATCAAAGATCGTGTTCTCGTCCAGATCCCGAAGCTCGAGCTGTCCGTCCACGACGCGCAGCTTGAGCATATCCGCGACCTCGCCGTTAGACTTGCTTTTCTGGGTGACAGCCGAGGAGACGTTGTAATCAAAATGCGTTTTGTTGGTGTCGTGATAAACTCCATCCTCCTCCTGTTCGCCGACAGTCCAGAGCTCGACGTTGAGCTTGAGTGTCACCGAGCCCGCGCTCAGGCCCTGGCGGAGCAGGGAGTTCAGCACGTCATGCAGTTTGAGATCAAAGAGCTCGACCGCGTCGTTAAAAATCTCGCCGCGCAGACTCAGATCATGTTTCATCTCCGAGCTCCTTTCTGATCCTCGCGATCGTCTTGTCGACTCCGCGCTGACGCGCTACCTTGAATTCCACCTCGAGCGCGAACAGCGTCAGAATCTGCTCAGTGACGTTCGCGACGTCCGCGAGTTCAGAGGCCAGATGCTCGAGCCGCTCCTCGAGGCCGGACTCCTTGCCGCCGTCCTCGGAAAAGGCGAGCAGCTGCAAAACTTCGCTTGCCGCGCTTGTCGCCTCGCCGAGCTCCTCCATCAGCTTGCAGACCTGCCGCTCCTGGCCGTAATAATTGGCAATCTTCAAAAGTTTTGCCGCACGTTTCGTGTTCATATTTTTCGTCTCCTCGTCTTTGTCTGTGCGCTTTTCAGTGCCCGGAAATTTCGGATTTCTAAAATCAACATTATCCCAGTCGATGTCAAGCGTATGCTTCACGTTCTCCGGAAGATCCAAGAAGCGTGCCGGTTCTCGCCCGTGCCGCATGGCGTCGATCCGGTGCAGCAAAGCATGCTCGGCGATCCGGCAGAGGTTTAAGTAATGTTCGTAAAGCTCAAGGTAGGGAGTTTTTCCGTCCTCTGTGCCCGGCCGAAGTTCAAGACGAGCGTCGGTAGGATTGTCCGAAACAAAATAAAAAGATTTAATCGCCAAAGCTGAGCCTCCTAATCAATCTTGAGTTTTCCGTAATATCGAATATCCATCCGGCTGACGTCCTCGTCCATCGCCAGCTGTAAGCGATCCCGTCGCGACTTGAGAACGTCTGCGTAGTTCATCCCGGCCGGCTTGCCGGGGGTGCTTGCGTTTGTGCTTCATGCAAGCCTGTCCCCTTCCCTGCGCAGCCAGTCCGCGATGACCGCCGCGAACTTCTCGCAGGCGGCCTCGTCGCTCTTCTGGAGTTCGCCGAGCGCCTCGGTGAGGCGTTCGCTCAGCCCCTGCATTTCGCGAAAGAGAAAATTCACCTTGTGCGCGGCCGGATTTTTCGCCTTGTCGAGCCGTTCCTCTGCCGCCAGGGCGCGCGCTTCGGCGGCGCGTACCGCCTCGGCATTCTCCGCGCGGATCTTCTCGCGCAGCTCGCCCAGCTCCTCCTCGGTCAGATCACGCACCTCGGCCGGCCGTTTTTCGAGCTCGTCGAGACGTTCGGCGAGATCTTTTTCGCGCTGTGTGGCGTCCGAGAGCGAGCTTTGAGCTTTGACGCGCTCTTTGTTTGCCTCGCGGAGCTTGCTTCTGAGGAGCTTGTCCTTTTCCTTGAGCTTGTCGGCGTTCGCCTTTGCCTCGTCCCGCTCCTTCACGAGCGCCGCAATCTCGCGACTCGACATGCTCGGCAGATCGTGCTCTTCGGCAAGCTCCTCGCGCTCCTCCTCGACCATGCCGAGCAGTGGCAGGATCTGCGAATACGAGAGCTCCGCGAAAGCGTCCGCCGCCGTCTTGCCGGAGAGCGAGACCTGCCCGCCGCCGAACTCGCGTGCAATGCGCATGTAGTTCTGCGCCGTGCTGGGCTTGTATCCGAGCCTGTCCGTCAGATAAGCCGTCCACTCGCCTTGCGGCACAAGCTGCTTTGCCTCCTCGAGCCGCGTGCCGATCTGCACAACAGCGTCCAGGAACACCTTCCGCGCGTTGTCGCGGATGGTGTTGATTTCCGCGGTTACGATCTCGATAGACCGTACCGCGACCACATTTTCACTCATTTACATAACCTTCCTTCCGTTCATTTTCGCGGCCTCGCGCAGATGATCGATATAGGCTTCCATAAATTCCGCCGCTTCCGGCGTCCGTCTGCGGTTGCCCTGCGCGTAGCACTGCACACAGCCGAGTGTTTTCGGGTCGATCTCAACCGTGTGCCAACTCTTGCCCGGCGCGCTGCACAGCCGCAGCACCATGATGATGGTCTTGCCGTTCGCGTGCCGGCCTGCATAAGAGGCGACGCAGTTGTTCTGCTCCTCGCCCTCGCGCACAATTTCCTCTGCGCTGTCGATCGGCCGAATGAAGCACCCGCCGTGGCGCCACTTCATCCACCGCAGCAGGTGCCGCCGCGCGCGGAACTTCGCGTTTTCGGTGTGATGCTTCAGGTGTGCCTCTCGCCGCGTCAGCCGCATGTGCGCCTCGTGCAGGTCCGGCGGCAGCCGGCCACCATCAAGTCCGAGCCGGTCGAGCTGTTCGCGATAGTCCCGCAGCTCGACCAGCGCCGCATGAAGCGTCTGATCCGCACGCCGTGCCTGCCGCTCGATGTACTTCCGTACCTTCTTCGGCGTTTGCCCAAAGTCGGCGCAGAGCGCGGAAAACTGAGAAAAATCATACAGGACCGAACTCGCCGTCATCGCGAAGAAAACGCTGTCCTTGTCTACCCGCCCCGCGCCCGCGCGCCTTAGTTCGCGGTAAAAGAGCGCCGACCCAAGCGAAGCGTTCGTATCAAGCAGCATGCGCAGATCCGCGCGGTCGAGTCCTCGAAACAGCTTTTTCGGGCTGTCTGCGCGCAGATTGATGAGGCGCTGAAAGAGCGCGCCGCCGCGGTTCTCACGCTCCCGCAGCCAGGAAATAAAGCCGCGCTTCACGAGGTGCTCGACCGCCGCCGGATAGCGGCAGTAAAGCGCGAGATAACTTGCGAGATCTTCGAGCGCATAGTTCGCGGAGTTGAGGCAGCTGTATTCAAGACAGGAGCCGCGCAGCTCATCCGAGTCGATCGCGAGATAGCTCGGATAGTAATTTCCCATGCCATAAGGCCATGTCGTCATGCCGATCTGCTTCACCGGAAGCGCGCGGTCCACATAATTAAATTTCCACTTTTTCGCGCCGCCGTCGAAAAAGACGATGCGTGCCGCTTCGCGGATGCAGTATTTGCTCTCGAGAAAATGAGGGTTCATCCTCACCTGCACCGACACAAGCCAGACCTCGCGTCCCTGTCCGCGCAGGAGGAAGGAAAACAGGAACGCCTCAGCAGCGAGAAACTTTGAGCCGTTCCAGCGCGAAGGATGTATCTCGCCGCGGCAGTGCGGACAGAACTTCCATTTCGACGCTGGGCCGCTCTTCAGTGGCTGTACAAAATGCTCCCGGCACCTCGTGCAGAAGCATTCATACCCGTCCTCGTGTCCGAGAAAGGGGTCTAAATCGTCTCCCGGATTGCGCCGGAAGAAAAGATATTCCCTGTGCTGTACGTGCTCGTCAATGAGCTGCTCGAGCTCGCCGCCGTCAATCGGCGGCATATCGTCAACGTTATACATATCCCCCTGTGCGCCTCCTCAGAGCAGGCTCATCAGGTCGAGCTCGTCCGCCTGCTGTTTTTCCTGCCCAAGCGTTTGGGTTTCCGGCGCTTCGCTCAAATTCACCTTGTAGAACTCCGCGACAACCTTGATAACCGGATTGTCCGGTTCAAAGCGATTGCACACGCAGCACCACGAGTTGTTCTTCTGGTGCTTCTTTGCGTACTCATAGAGCGCGCCGAAGCATTTGTCAAAGCTCATCTTCGGATTGTCGAGGTCTGCGGCGATCACCTCGGCCGCGTGCCTGTCCGCCTCCGCGATCATCAGCACAACCTCGCCGATCTGCCGGGCGTTGTCCCTGGCGGCCTCGACGGCCTTTCTGATCTTCTCGACACTCACGCCTGTGCCCACCTCCTCGAATACATGCAGCTCTGAACCGAGCTTTCCGTGCGATTGAACTTCCGCGCGATCTCAGAAAGCGAATATCCGTTTTTAACCATGTCCTTGGCTTCCCTGATCTCCGCGATCTTCCAGAAACCAGACTTGCGCGTCTTAATCACGCCGAGCCGGCGCAGATGGCTGCGCACGGTCTCCTGCGTGCGGTGAAAGTGACGCGCGATCTCTTCGATCGTGACGTTATCGCGGTACAGCTCCGCGAACCCTTCCGCCTCGCAGTCTGAAACCGGGACAAAGTGGATTTCGGGCTTGTCCTCTGTCTCCGCGCTCTGCCGGATGCGCATCGCCTCCGGCAGGCGCCGCCGGTCCTTGTCCGGTGTGAGAAACGCCTCCCGGACAACGTATGTATTCCCGAAAGCATGGTGCGTGGTCTCCCGGACCTCAAACCGCCCCTTCGGATGGCGGTAAACCGTTTTTACGTCGATTACCATAGTTGTACATCTCCTCTGTGCGCGCCCTGTAAATGCGCGCTTCCATTTCCTTTTTCGCCTCCCAGACGTCCGGAAGGTCTTTCATGGGTGCGCAGATCGGATATGCGCGCCCCTCATCGCCCATCGTCCCGACAAGGTGGTACTCGACGTCCCCGAACAGGGTCCTCTGCACCTCAACGCGCACGCGGTCGATCCGGACGCGCGGCAGGTCGGTGAGCTGGCTGTAGGGCTTGATTTCGAGCCCTGAGAAGATAATCATTCTTCTTCGCCGTCCCTTCTCGCCGCGAGACGTTCGTGCAGCAGGCGAAGCGTGCGCTCATACTGCGCCTTCTCTTCGCGTTTTTTCTGCCGGCCGTAGAAGTCCGCCCACTGACAGGCGGACTCCATCGCGCGTTTTCTCTGCCAGTACCGCTCGCGGCTTGAGAGCTTGCGGCTCATCGGCTGATCTGGCGGAAGAAGTCACGCTTCCAGGCGCGGCGCTTTTCCGCCTTTGCGGCCGTGCGGTAGTCGCGGTAGAGTGACAGCAGCGCGTGCATCGTGGTGCAGTAGGCAGCGCAGCCGAGCAGCGCACAGCTGACAGCGACCGAAGCCGGCACCACGCCGGTAATGCCGAACGCCGCCGCCAGCGCGACCGATACCGCGCCCATCGCCGCCGCGATCTTATACGTTTTCTTTTCCATTTCTGTTTACCTCCCTCTTCGCGCGGAGCTCCCACGCGAGCTCTTGCAGGCGCTGAATGCGTTCCTGCATTTCTTCCTCCGAGACGCCGCGATAGCAGTCGTCGTCGATCCGCACGACGCCGTGCGGAAATTTGTACTCAGCAACGATAGCCATTGCATTCGCCTCCCTCATAGATGTTTATGCCTTTTCCTGCTCGTCCGTTGCCTGTCCGAGCATCTTTGCTTTCTCGAGCTCGATGCGCGCGGCAATGACCAGACTTTCCGGCGCTTCCGGATCCGCGAGCAGCGCCTCCGCGCTCATCGCGAGATATTCGTTATAGGGTTTCATGCAGGTATCACCTCGATCTTAACCGCCTTGTCCATCCATTCCGTAACCTTCGCGATAGCCTCAGCCCTGTCCTTGCAGAAAAACTGACGCATCAGCCGGCCGCCCCGCGGCCGCTCGAGCATCACCCATACCTCATACTTCACGGTGTTCTCCATTTCGATCATCCTCACCCCTTACCTTCCACCCGCTCAGCTGACTCTGCACTTCTAACACCAGTGCGCTGAATGGACTCGCAATGTCTATTTCAGGCGCACTCATTGCAGTGGTCAGATAATTCCCGCGGAACCCGTCAGCAGGTGCTGACGGGTTTTGTCGTCTCGTCGTTCTTGTGAAGGTAAAAATAATCAAAAGGAACGCCGAGCGCTTCGCAAATCAGCCCGTATTCCTCAACGGAAATTCGGTTGATGCCGTGTAGCATACAGTAAACTTTTTGTTTCGTCCATCCGCATTTATCGACAAGAACTTTCTGCTGAATGCCATTCGCGCGGAGATAGGCAAGAATATAGTCAGACATCTTCACGGTTTGCACCCCCTTCGTTAACTTTTTCTTGACTGTGATTATATTATAGTCAGCTTATTATTAACTGTCAAGGTCTTTTTCGAAAAATAGTAAACTTTATCTTTACTTTTGTGTTTACAAGGGAAAGCAGTCATGTTATAATTTACTCAGAGGAAGGAGGTGTAACCAATGGATATACGTGAAACGATACGCAAAAACTTAAAAAGGTATCTCGAACGCTCGGAGTATACTCAGGCAGAGATAGCGAGAGCGCTCGGAATATCAAAAACAAGCGTAACAAACTGGATGAAAGGCGTGAACTCGCCTAACATAGAACTGCTGGAACCACTATGCGATCTTTTGAACATAAATATTGCAGATATGTTCGAAGAGCAGCCAGAGGTGAGCGAAACGCTCATGCCCGACGAGCAGCAACTTATCGCCGACTATCGCGAATTCAACGCAGAAGGAAAAGAAAAGGTCCGCGACTACGTCGCAGACCTGAAACACAATCCGAAATATAAAAAACGTGATGAGCCTGTACTGGGCAGGCAGGCATAAAAAAATGCCGCTGTCAGATCGCAACTGACAGCGGCGGAGGAAACCTTACCCGGACAGATAAAATCCCTCAGCGCTATTTTAACATAGGTTGAGGGATTTTACAATATGAAGAAAAAGATAATTGCAGCACTCTGTCTCGCGCTGCTGTTGATTCCGGCAGCAGGCGCGCACTCCGGCCGAACAGACGCCAACGGCGGCCACTGGGATAACAGCACAGGCGAGTACCATTACCACCACGGCTACCCGGCCCATCAGCACGAAAACGGCATATGCCCGTATGACCCAAACTACTCCACCGCCGCGCAAAGTGAAGCCGGAACGCAATCCGCAGCAGAGCCCGCAGACTCCGCAGCAGATGTGATGTATAACGACGGTCTCGGCGATGACGGCACATACGAAACAGCCTACAACCTCGGCTATCAGCATGCGATCGAGGATTTCTGTGACAGAAACGAGGACTCCGGCATCGACTTTGGAGAGCTTGCAACCAAGTTGTGTCATGAAAACGCGCTTGTAGGCTCCACACCGTACAGCGTGCGTGAGTCATCATACAACGACGCCTACGAGAGTGGTTGGAACCAGGCGGCCGACGATGTGTACTCATCAATCAACGAGGCACTGTTGCGTTATGTAAGTGGCGTCACGCAGGACGAACTGCTCGCAAAATACCAGGAAGGTCACGCCGTTGGCCTTGCCGAGGGCAAGAAACAGCCGGTCGAGGCAAAAAGCGATGTAAAGGTCCTCAAACTCGCATTAGGACTCGCCGCAGCACTGATAGTGTTGCTCATATGCGGTTGGCTTCACGCGGTCAAAAACGTCCGCAGAAGCATCAACATTTTCTTTCGCGACATGCGTACCCTCGCACGCATGAGCCAGGACGGGACGATCCGAATTGATGATATTAACAAGATTTTACGTTCTATAAACGAAGAACAAATGAGGTGATCCCATGCAAACCGAATACGCCCTCTATCTCCGCAAATCCCGCGCGGACCTCGAAGCCGAGGCACACGGCGAGGGCGATACCCTCGCCCGGCACGAGCACATTCTGATGGAGCTTGCCAAGTCCCGCGCCCTGCCGATCGGCGCAATTTACCGCGAGATCGTCTCCGGCGAGCGCATCGCGAACCGACCCGTCATGCAGCAGCTTCTTTCTGAGGTGGAGGACGGCCGCTGGAAGGGCGTCCTCGTCACCGAAACCTCGCGTCTCGCCCGCGGTGATACGATAGATCAGGGTATTGTCGCCCAAGCGTTTAAGTTTTCGGGCACGCTCATCGTCACGCCGTCCAAAACCTACGACCCCACGCAGGAGGCGGACGAGGAGTGGATGGAGTTCGGCCTGTTCATGTCGCGGCAGGAGTACCGTATGATCCGCCGCCGCATGACCGCCGGCATGAACGCAGCCAAGCGCGAAGGACGCTTTATCGGCAACGTCGCGCCCTATGGCTACGAGCGTTTTAAGCTGGACGGCCGCGGCTGGTCTCTGCGCATCGTACCAGAGCAAGCCGAAATCGTGCGCATGATCTTTGATCTTTATAACTCCGGTCTCGGATATTGCAGAATTGAAAAGCGCCTGAACGAGCTGCACATTCCGGCTCCAAAGGGTGAAAAATGGACATCTGCCACGATCCCCGGAATAATTCAAAACCCCCACTATATCGGCATGATCCCGGCAGGCCGCCGCCCCGGAAGGAAGGTCGTAAAAGACGGCGAGGTGAAACTAATTCGTCCGCGCCAGAAATGCGAGCTGTACCCCGGAATGCACGAGCCGATCATCTCGCGCGAGACCTGGGATAAAGCGCAGGCACGCATCGGCAAAAACCGTGAAGCAAGAGTGCCGGCAGGCCGCAGGCAAAGCAACCCTCTCGCCGGTCTGCTCGTCTGCGACTGCTGCGGCAAGAACATGCAGCGCCGACCGCAAACCGGCAGCAGTCAGACGCAAATTCTTTGTCCAACGCGCGGCTGTTCGACCGTTGCGCACAACGCAGACGAGCTCGAGGATATGGTTATTGATTCTCTGCGCGTATTTCTCGCGAAGCTCGAAGCCGGAAAGCCTGCAAAAACAGATGTTTCCGCGGAATATGCCGCACTCGAAGAATGCACGAAAAAGCTGAAGGACCTCGAAGCGCGTCAACGCCGAACATTTGAGCTCGTCGAGGACGGCACATATACGCGAGAGATCTTCCTCGCACGCCAGGCAGAACTCACCGCCGAGCGCGTGAAGATCGAGCAGCAGAAAGCAGAGCTCGAGGAGGCAATCACAAAGAAGAAGCAGGAAGCTGAAGCGCAGAACAACCTCGCTCCCGCCGCACGCCAGGTCCTCGAAGCGTACAAAAAAGAGCTGTCCGCTGAAGATCGAAACCGCCTGCTTAAGAAGGTCATCGATCATATCGACTATCACAAAAGAAAAAGAACCAGATGGAACCCCGAAAGCGACCTCTCAATAACCCTGCACCCGGTCGTCACTTCTTCAAGCCCTCACCGATAA